TAAATATATTAAACAATGAGAATATTAAGATATTTCACGCTGCTGAACCTGCTGATATGGTTTTGAGCTTAGGTGATATCACAATATTCCCAGAACGGCGGCAAGTATTTAAAGCGGAAAAAGAAATTCACTTAAACTATGGTGAATTTTCAATTCTCCACTGTATGGCGCAATCGCCTGGGCAAGTATTTAGCCGTGAACAGCTTTATCATGCCGCATGGTCTGAAGATTATGAGTTAGGCACCAATACAGTCGATAATACTATTTGGCGATTAAGAAACAAGCTTGAGAATGACCCTATATCGAACAGTATATGGAGCGTCAGGCGACGCAGGCAGCCTCCACGGTAAAGGAGGCGGTGTAAATGGCGCGTGTGAGCAGAAGAAAACAGATAGCAGCCGCACAGGGTGTTCCGGTTGATGAGCTGCCCAAGGCCGCCGTTCTGCGGATTTTCCGCACAGCCCTTTATGTGCGCCTCTCCATCATGGACACCCGTGACCGCAAGGACAGCGAGAGCCTGCAAACGCAGATCGACTATCTGTGCGGATATATCGCCAAGCACCCTGATTTGGAGCTGTACGACTGCTATCGTGACAACGGAGAAACCGGGACAAATTTTGAGCGCCCTGGATTCCAGCGGATGATGGAGGATGTGAAAGCAGGCCGGGTGGACTGCATCATCGTGAAAGACCTGTCCCGGTTTGGGCGCGACTTCCTGGAAACCGGAAACTTTCTGGAAAAGGTACTGCCCTTCATGGGAGTGCGGTTTATCTCCGTCAACGACAACTACGACAGTATCCGGGCGGACAGCGGAGAGGCCATGACCATCGCGCTGAAAAACCTGATGAACGACATTTACGCCAAGGACATTTCTCAAAAGGTGTATTCCGCGCTGGACACCAAGAAACGCAGCGGCGAGTTTATCGGCAATTTTGCCGCCTATGGCTATGTGAAATCCCCGGAGGACCGGCATAAGCTGGCCGTTGATCCAGACGCGGCGAAGGTGGTACGGCGCATTTTTCGGATGAAAAAGGATGGAATGAGTAACGCCGCGATTGCAAGAACGCTGACCGCCGAGCAGATCCCCAATCCAAACTATCACCGTTATTTACAGGGCATCATATTCGCCAAAAGGTTTTCCGAAAATGCTCCGTGGCAAACGCAGACAGTGAAGCATATTTTGGAGAATCCGGTGTATCTGGGGCACATGGCTCAGGGCAAAAAAATCACAAAGCTGCACGCTGGGCAGAAGCAGAAAACCATGCCCTCATCAGAGTGGATCATTGTGCCCAACACCCATGAGGCGATCATTGAGCAGGAGCTGTTTGACGCGGTTCAAGCCATTTTGAAAGCCAAGCACGAGGAATACCACAGCCGTCTGGGGAAATACGCCCATTTTGACATCGAAAACATTTTTGAGGGGCTTGTGGCATGCGCGTGCTGCCAGCACAATATGACACGCTATAAGAGCGTTTACAACAAAGGCAGAACAGTGGCGTACCACTTTATCTGCCCCCGCCACGCTATGCTTCTGGATGCCGGATGCCCCAATGCGGGCGGCCTGCGGGAAAGCGATTTGGAAGCGGCCGTGTATGAGGTCCTTCGATTGCAGATGGCGATGCTCACGGATGCGGAGGCGGTCATCCAAAGGGTCAGCCGGTCCTCGGCGGCCAGAAGCCGCAGGACGGCTCTTGACAATGAGATCGTATCGGTGCAGGGACGATTGAAGAAGCTGGCCACACTCCGTCAGACGCTCTTTGAAAGCTATGTGGACGGTATTGTAACGCAGGCGGATTATCTGTTCGGGAAAAGCCGGTATGAGGATGAAGCCCGCCAGCTTGAGGGACGCCTTCGGGATTTGCAGGCTGAAAAGGACGCCTTGCCGGAGGCAAGCCCCAAACAAAATAAATGGTTTTCCGCTTTTGCCAAGTTCCGGGATGAAAAAGAGCCGACCCGTGAGATGCTACTGGCGCTGGTGGAGAAGATCTATGTGAATGAGGACAAGCAGGTACATATCGTGTTGAACTATCAGGACGAGATGAAGAAGTTGTTTCAGGAGGAGGTGTAGCACGATGCCGGAGGTCTTACAGCAGATGTTGAACTATGTGATCGCCATTTACATCCGGCTCTCCGCCGAGGACGGCGACCTGTCCGATGAAAAAAACGAAAGCAACAGCGTTGTCAATCAGCGTGCCTACATCCGCCGTTTCATTGAGCTGCGGCCTGAATTTGCCGGGGCGCAGATTCTCGAATTTTGTGACGACGGTTATTCTGGGACGAACATGGAGCGGCCAGCCGTCCGGCGGCTTCTCGAACAGGTACGCCAGAGGAAGATCAACTGCATCATCGTCAAGGATATGTCTCGGTTTGGCCGCGACTATATCGTGGTTGGAGACTATCTGGAACAGATTTTCCCTTTCCTGGACGTGCGATTTATCGCCATCAATGATTCCTACGACAGCAAGGATCACAAGTACGGTTCTGCGGGCTTGATTGATGTGTCCTTCCGAAATGTGATCTACGACCTTTACAGCAAGGACTTGTCGGAAAAAGTGAGATCGACCAAAAAGCAGCTTGCCGAAAAAGGCTACTGTGTTGCCCCCTATGCGTTCTTTGGCTATCAGAAAGCGCCTGGGAATAAGCACACTCTTTTGGTGGACGAGGATGCCGCCGCCGTGGTCCGGCGTGTGTTTGACCTCTTTACCAGCGGCCTGTCTACTACGGAAATTGCCAGAAAGTTTAATACAGAAGGGGTACTGACCCCGCTGCAAAGAAAACGGCTCCAAAAAGTAAACCGGAGGTGGAACTGTGTAGACCAGAGCAAAAACTACTGGACTTCTGCTATGGTTCGCAAGATACTGGATGATGAGCGGTACACCGGCAAAGCGATCTATGGCAAGACCACCCGGAAAAAGGTAGGCTCCAGCCGGGTCAAGGCTGTCACAGAAGATCAGTGGACGGTTGTGGATGGAGCGTTCCCGGCAATCATAACGCAGGAGATTTTCAATACGGCCAAGAGCCTGAACCGCAACTCCCATCCCGGCTCTGCCGGGGAAAGCACACGGGTTTTCTATCGGAAGATCCGGTGCGGCCACTGTGGGCTTGCGATGGAGCGGCTGCAATCTGCCCACCCCTGCTATGTGTGCCGGACCGACAGGTATAAGCCGGATATAGGCTGCCCACAGGACAGGATAGATGAAAAGGAGTTGGAACAGACGGTTTTGGCAGCTATCCGCATGATGGCCCAGCTTGTCCGAGGGGCGGTTCAGGCGAAGCAGCGCCAGTCCGCAAAAGATACCCGTTACAACCAACGCCTTGACCGGCAGATCAAAGCACACCAGAACTCAATCCAAATGCGCCAGCAGGAAAAGATGGCGGCTTTTGAGGATATGGTGTCCGGCAAAGTCAGCGCGGAGGACTACCAGCATAAGCGAGGACAGTGCGAAAAACATATCCAGCGGCTTGAAACCAAAATCAAAGAGCTGGGGGATGCCAAACGGCGGGCAAAGGAAGAAGAACTCTCCACCTACAACATCATTCCCTATACCAATGTCAGGACATTGACACGGGAGCTGGTGGATTTGCTGATCCAAAACATCTACATTTACAGTTCTACTTCTATCGAGATCGTTTGGAAATGCGGGGACGAATATCAACGGCTACTTGCCGATACCACAAAAAAGGAGGCTGCGGAGCGTGCCTCACCTGATACATGGGCTTTGGAAAATCAGATGAACTATCTTCGCAGCTTTGCAGAAAAGCATCAGCTCAATGTTGTGGGAGAATCCCAGGACGAGGCCAGCGGCCTGACCTTTGACCGGCCTGGGCTGAATGATTTTCTTGAAGCTGTTCGGCAAGGACGGGCCGACGCTCTGTTGATAAAAGACTTTGCCCGTCTGGGCAGGGATAGTGGTTGGGTGATGGAACTGATTGCTGATTTGAACTCCGCTGGTATTGGCGTGTTCTCCGTCACAGATTTAATGTGCCGTGGATTATGATTCCTGATTTGACACAGACCGATAAAAAGTGATGAAAAATTCTTTAATTTCTTTGGTTTTCTCTTGACATCAGGAGACGACGGCTGGTCGGGCACCAGTTTCGACCGCCCGGAGTTCCGGCGGATGCTGCGGGACATTGAGGCCGGACGGGTGAACATGGTGATTACCAAGGATCTGTCCCGGCTGGGGCGCGACTACATCATGACCGGCCACTATATGGAGCGCTATTTCCCGGAACACCGTGTGCGGTACATCTCCCTGTTGGACGGCATCGACACCGGTGTGGACTCCAGCGCCAACGAGATCACGCCGTTCCGGGCCATTATGAACGACATGTACGCAAAGGACATCTCCAAAAAGATCTCCAGCGTCAAGCGGGACAAACAGCGAAAAGGGCTGTTTATCGGCGGCAAGCCGGTATATGGCTATCAGATGCACCCTGCGGAAAAGAACAAAATTGTGGTGGACGAGGGGGCCGCGCCGGTGGTACGACGTATTTTCCGGCTGGCGCTGGAGGGCCTGAGCTGCCGCCAGATCGCCGCGCAGCTCAACGCTGAGGGCATCCCATCGCCGGGATGCTACGCGGGCCTGTATCCCTCCGGTACCGGACAGTGGAGCGGTGAGCGCATCTCTGAGATGCTGCAAAACGAAACCTATATTGGAAATATGGTACAGGGGCGCCGACGGAAGGTCAGTTACAAGAGCAAAAAGTGCATTCGGCAGCTACCGGAGGACTGGGTGGTGGTGGAGGGGACCCATGAGCCGCTGGTGACGCCGGAGACCTTTGAACGGGTGGGGCGTCTGTTGGCCAGCCGGCGGCACACCCGCAGCCGAACCTATGAGTGTCCACTGAAAGGGCTGCTTTTCTGTCACGAGTGCGGGCACCCGCTGGCGGTGCTCAACCGGAAAAACAGCCGGGGGGAGGATGTGCGGTATCTGGTTTGCCGCACCTACCAGC